CGGGAAAGTCGGGATCTATCTCATCTTCGCCTCGGACACCGGGAAAGCAGCGATTATTAGCGCTGTACAGACGGCGCTTTCCGCCGTGGACGTTCGCCCGCTGACAGACTCGGTTTCCGTGTATGAGGCCGGAACGGTTCCCTATACGCTGGATGTTCACTATGCATTTGACGGGAACATGACAACCAAAACCGCGATTGCGGAGGCTATCTCCGAATACCAGGAGTGGCAGGACCAGAAAGTCGGACGGCCGTTCAACCCGGATAAGCTCATGGCGGACATGTATCAGGCCGGCGCGACGCGCGTTTTCTGGGGAGCGAACAGTTCTTTCAATGGCGGGACGACTGTGACCTATACGGAGATTGATGCGGACAAACACTGCAAGGGGACGATCACCCTTACGACAATCAACTCATAAGGCGGTGGCGGCATGTTCAGATTTGATGTGACGAGATGGGTGCCGCGGTTCATCCTGAATGACAAGAACGGATATGCGATTGCGAAAGCCATTGAAGTGGCCATGAAAACGCTAAACAATACCTGCAAGACAGGTGTCAACAACGTGGCCAGCATCGACGATATGTTGGAATGGCGGCTCGATGAGATGGCGTGGGAGCTGGATTGTTTGTATGACTACAATTCAGACATCGAGAAGAAGCGGAACTGGATTCGCAACGCGATACCATATTACAGACTATACGGAACACCAAAGGCCGTCGAGACATACATCGGCGGCTATTTTGATTCCGTCGAGCTGGAAGAATTCTGGCAGTACGGAGGGGAGCCGTATCATTTCCGTTTGACCGTAGAAGGGACATGGACACCGGAAAATGAATCCTGGACAAAGAAAGCAGTTGAGAAGGCGAAGAACGTCCGGTCTGTCCTCGATGGGGTCCGGATCGGATGCCCCGTGAAGCTCGCGATGATGGCGGAAGGAACGGTCCTCGCAAAGTTCGGTTATCCGATGACGGGAGGCGGGATGTACGCCGGGACCTGGCCATACACGAATCATCTCGGATTCGCCGATAACGTCCGCGAGGCGGCAGAAGCCGAAGCGGAGGCGAAGCATTTTCCGTATGATCTGGCCGGAACCTATCCGCAGCAGAACACACTCGGAGTGATGGACCCTACCGGGAAATCCGCGGTGAACGCCTCGCTTGATGACGCGCGTTACGCCTATAACATGACGGGTGATGACGCGATAGCGGGCACGCACCCGCGTGATAACACGTTAGGCGTGACGGGAAGCGCGTTATTAGGCGCGAAAGGAAGCGCCGACGGGCAGAAATTCCCGTATACGGCAGCAGGGACAGTGCCGCAGGAAAACACCATTTCCGGAGGAGCAGACACAAGCATTCAGGCCGCAGATGCGGATGATTCATATAGCACCATTGTCTATCAATTATGCGGTCAGGATGAAATCTGAGGAAAGGAAGGAGCGCAAGCATGGCAGACGTATTTACCCTTGACAGCAGCTATCTTGCCAGGAAGCGGAAGGAAATCGCTGACGATATCGCAACCGCTAAGTACAAAGTCGGTTCGAGCTGGTACACGGCGAAGATCGAAAGCACCGAAGTCCTGTCAGACGGCCGCGTCGAGGTGAAATTCATCATCGACCATACAGTCACCGGGAACATCACTGTTACCCGCGTCGAGCTGTATGACTGGTCCGGGCGGCTCATTGGCGGAAAGAATGTTTCCGTCACCCGCGCGGATGCAGTCGAGGGAATTCTTTATGTGTGCAGACTGTCGCTGTTCCAGGTGACGAAGAATTCCTCCGGCAGCGGATCATATGACGCAGTTTAAGGAGGTGTGAAAAGTGGCATACAACAATCGTACAGACTGGAAGGACCACGTTGTCGCCCGCCCAAAGACCTACACGGAGACGACGAACAGCGACGGTTCAAAGACCTTCAAAGATTCGTTCGGCGAGGTTTACCAGCAGGGGACCCCGCAGAGCGCAACGAACTTCAACAAGATTGAAGAGGCACTTCAGCACATCTCGAATGCCTACGACATGATGGAGTCGATCTATCAGGCGGAGCTGAGAGATGCACAGGACCGGATCGAGGCACTGGAAGCAAAGGTGTCTGCCCTGTCCTCATCGTGACGGAGGATTGAGAGATGGCGGAAACTGAGACCATGATGGAAACTCCGGAGATGACGGAGGAAGAGATTGCGGCGCTGGACAAGGCGAGAAAGGATGCCTGGGAGGCAGAGCTGAAGCCCTACAAGGACGCTGCAAAGATGAGAGAGCAGAGCGCGCAGATCATCGCGGAACACGATGACTGTCTCGCGGAGCTGATGTATGAGATTTCCCTGAAGGACGTGGAGGAAAAATAAAATGGCATACAAGCTGATGAAGAGGATCATTGAACGGGGCGGCTATGACAAGGAAGAGATCATGAACAAGCTCGATGCTTTTCTGGCAACGGACCGTCTGACGACGGAGCAGTATAAAGAGCTTGCCGGGATGGTGAAATGACTGCCCTGGACAGAATCGCCGCGGCCATCATCGACCGGCGATATCAGAAAATCCTGATGAAGATGGAGGATGGAAACATGACCTATAAACTTTTGAAGAGGATCATTCAGAGAGGAAACTACGATAAGGAATCCATGATGCAGAAGCTCGATGTGTTTCTTCTCGCGGACCGCATCACAACGGAGGAGTATCAGGAGCTTGTCGAGATGATTAACGCATCTGACAGCACCGGAAGCACGACCGAGGGAGGAGATAAGGCATGAGCATGACGAATTCACCTCTTGAATTCCTTGCAAAGAAATATGGGAATGTCGTCAAGTACGACAAGGAAGGGAACGTCGCGGGCGTGTTCGTGAAGTTCTACAAGATGAAGTCTTCGGATCTTGTGCCCGGACTTCCGGAGCATACGCATCCGGCGTTCATCATCAACGGAGAAGAGCAGGACTATATCCTGCTCGGAAAGTACAAGGCAGGTCTCACCGGAGCGTCTGACGGCCGGATCATCAGTATGCCGAATATCCCGCCCACAAACCAGGCAGGAGCGGACCAGCTGATGGCGAACATGAAGAAGGCCGGAACCGGTATCACGGGAATGACCGTGGCAGATTACGGATTCATCAAGCTGCTCGCTCAGAAGAACGGATGGAATCCGCACGGGAACAATGACTGGGGTTCTGACTACAGAGACGGTTCTTCCTGGACGAAAGGACAGAGTGTTGCGAAAGACGCTGTGAGATCCTATGAAGGGTATCTCTATACCTGCCTGATTGCGCACACAACTGTTGCAGAGCTGAAGCCGGACATTGCGCCGACTTACTGGAAGAGAGGAAAGAAGATTGGCGGCACATCCTATGAGCCGAACAATCAGATGGATTCTAATAAGCAGACTGGATATCGGACGCTGAATGGAAGCGGCCCGCTCAACTGGTATCTCGGATCTGACCCGGCAAGCATGGCAGACCTTATCGGATCTTCCCTGGAACTTCAGAGTGGATATCGGACATATCATGCAGAGCTTCAGATTTTGGAGAACAACAATGCCGCAGACCCGGATGCGGATCTGTCTGCTTCTTCTTCGGCATGGAAAGCGATTCTCCCGAATCAGTCCGACGATGGCTATACGCTCGTTGCTCCAGGGACGGCCGGAACGCTGCACTGGAACTATCTGAATAACAAGCTGGTGCTTGATACTCAGTGTGATTATACCGACACAGCGAATACGACAAAGGATTCGGATTTCAAGAATCTGACAGCGAATACTGCCAGACTTCCGTATGTTCCGTCTATCGTCAAGGAACTCGGTCTTTTCCCGACCGATTCTTCCGACACGACTCAGGGGCATTACTGGGTGAATCTTGCGGACGGTGAGTTCTTCGCGCGCCGCGGCGGCCTCTACAACAGCGGCAGCGGCGCGGGCCTCGGCTGCGTCAGCGGCCACCTTGCTCGCGGCGGTGTGCTCCCGAACTATGGCTGCCGGCCTCGCTCCCTTGCCTGAATCCCTGAATACTGGATTCTGAATCCCTGATGTGACGCGCGGCAGCGCGTCACACTCTTTGAAAGCGAAAAACAGTGTTAGATCCAAAATATACAAATGAATATCCGGGTCCGTGCTGTCAGAAGATAGAAGATATGCTCAAGTATGCACAGCCCGTCATAGGAAAATGGCCTCCGTTTTACCGATATACGCTCGGAGAGGAGATCATGAATGAGATGCTTCTGATGCTGCGGCTCGCGACGAAAGCCCGCCTCAAATACATGAACAAATCTACGCTGTCTGATCTTGATGTCAGCAAAGCTGTTCTTGAAGCATTTGTGAGGCAGGCAAATGAAATTGAATTCACTGACCGCTCCGGAAAGAAAAGAAGGCTCATCACGGACAGCAACTTTGGCGAGTGGTCTTCACGGATCACGGAAATCGGTAAGCTGATCGGAGGATGGATTCAATCTGTAAAGAGCAGGTAGTGGATATGGGAACACGCCGTATACGGACACCTAATTTTGCGTTTTCTTTCTTCACGCGCCGCGGCGGCAACTACAACAACGGCAGCAACGCGGGCCTCGGCTACGTCAACGGCAACAATGATCGCGGCAATGTGAACACGAACTATGGCTGCCGGCCTCGCTCCCAACATACTTCAAAAGAACTGCACGGCCACGCACCTGCGGTCAATAAACTGATGGGAGGGGTGTGTTTCCAGGGCGAATGATATTCGCTGAATGATATTTCTTCCGGGAGATGCCTGATAAGGAAAAGGGCAGCATTTCGAACGGCGGGAATTGCTGTAGAGGGTCCGGGAGGGCATAAGGCGGAGGCTGTCGGCAGCACTATACAGTCAAAGTCGAGCAGAAATGCCACATACAGCACATACGCAGTGCGGGAGGCTATTTTGGAAGGGCTGCACAATCTGAAAGACCGCATCTGCGACTTCGAAAACCTCATGTGCGCGTACCGCGAAGCAGCCAAAGGCAAACGGTATCGCACTGAGGTTATTTATTTCAGGCTGAACCTGTGTGACAACATTCAGAGCATACGGGACGACCTGCTGAATGAGACATACAAAGTCGGAGCTTACAGAGAATTCTATGTGAGATATCCGAAGCCGAGACTGGTCATGGCTCTGACATTCCGGGACCGTGTTGTGCAGTGGGCGATTTACCGACAGCTCAACCCATACGTCGATAACCGGTTTATCGATCAGAGCTACGGATGCAGGCAGGACAAAGGAACGCTTGCGGCGGCCGAAAAGCTGCTGTACTGGATGCGGATGATTGACCGGAAGCCGGACGCTTCCGACTACTACATCATCAAGGGAGACGTTTCAAAATTCTTTTACCGCGTCGATCATGAGGAAGTGCTGAGACAGTACGGAGACATATCGGACGATAAATGGTTCTCCTGGCTGATGGGTACGATCATCAACAATCCGGATGTTCCATTCGGACTTCCGAAAGGCGTGCTTCCGGAGAACTGCCCGCGCGAGAAGCGGATCTTTGAAGTGGGGATGCCGATAGGGAACCTCACTTCGCAGGAGACCGCGAACGTCTATCTGGATGCCCTGGACCAATTTGTGAAGCATGTGCTTCATGTTCACTGCTATGTCAGATATATGGATGATTTCATGCTGATTGTCAAAGGGAAAGATGTGGCGAATGACTATTTCGCACAGATTGAAGAATTCCTGACGATCATGCTGAAGCTGGATATATCCCCAAAGAGCAGGATTCAGAAAGCCACAGACCCGATTGAATTCGTCGGATATATTGTGACTCCTGCCGGCCTTCGGCTGCGGAAGAAGACCAGAAATCATGCGAAGAGAAGCATAAACAGTATCAAGGAGCAGTATGAATCATTTCAGCTGGAATATGACAAGGCATTAGAGAAAGCGGGAAGTTACCGCGGACTCTGCAAGCATGTGAACGCACACAGCCTGGAACAATGGATTGACGGAAGGATTCAGGAGATGGAGAAGATCGAGGAGAACCGGTTCTATGAGATCCGGAAGATGCCTGACGGGACGGCCGATGTCTATCTATATCCGGATGGACTTCCGTGGATGGGAGAGCCGGGAGTGGTGAGAATTCTTGCCATTCGCGGCGTAGTGGTGTTTGAGAACATGGAGGAGGATATCCGCCTGCGGTACGGTGCGTGGTGCGCAAGCGCGGAACCAGTCGTCACGATACCGGAACCATGCGGGCAGAAAGGACCGGAGGATGTCAGGAATTACGCCTGATATGATTGGAACAACCATCAAGGTCATACTCGCTATTTTCGGGGGACTCATTACTGTAGACAAAATAATCGACATCGTGAAAAAGTGGAGAAAACCCGGAAAGGATACGGCCGTGGAGCTGGACGATCATGAAAAGCACTTGCAGAAGCACGACGAGGCAATAAAGGATTTGCAGCGCGCCAACCAGGCGCTATGCAGCGGAGTTCTCGCCTTGCTCGAACATGAGCTGCACGATGGCAACTCCGAACAGATGGAAGATGCCAAGACAGAGATTATGGATTATCTCAAAGGGAAAATAACACATTGAGGAGGAATGGGAATGAAGATTGATCTGACTGCACTTCTTCAGGCAGTGATTATGCTCCTGTCTGCGCTGATTACCTATCGGCTGATCCCGTGGCTGAAGAGCAAGACGAGTGAACAGCAGTTTGCAAATCTTGAAGCGGCCGCGAGAGTCGCTGTCTATGCTGCGGAGCAGCTTTATCACTCCGGGCACAACGACTCGAAGATTAAATATGCAATGGACCAGCTGCGGAGCGCAGGATTTGATTTTGACGAGACGACACTGAGGGCGGCGGCCGAAAAAGCAGTATATGAATTGAAAAATACGCCATCTATGCAGGATATCGTCGAGGCAATTCAGTCGGAATCGGTATCAGGCGAAACCGAGGAGACAGATTCCGCGGAGAGTGAATCGAATACAGCAGAGTAACACATGCCCGGAGGGAGAGATCCTTTCCGGGCATATTTTTTCATGAGGTGTACTTGTCATATTTAGGAGGGGTGACAATTCGTGAAAGTAGTCCAGCCAATCAGAGACCTTGACCAGCTTCAGAAGTGCTATGAAATCGCGCGCGAACACGACAGACGGAAACGGGATAAGGAGGTGAGCTGGGAATTGATCCTTCTTGTCGGCTTCAATACGTCTCTGCGCGTGTCCGACTTCAGGCGTTTCAAGGTGAAGGACCTGAGAGGGAAGGACTATGCGCAGATCCAGGCGAAGAAGACCGGGAAGGAAGCGCGCATCCTGATAAACCCGAAAGCCCGCAGGCAGATCAATAAGCTGCTCGAAGGGAGGCCGGCAGACGAGTATATCTTTCAAAGCAGGGAAAAAGACACGATCACACACAAGCCAAGACCCATATCAAGGCAGCGCTGCTATCAGATCATCAACAGTATTGCTCGCCAGGCCAAAATAGAAGA